ATACGGTTGATAGTAAATGTGGGCATACCCTGTTCAGCTAAAGCCTTTTCTTCATTGGCTGTTAACTGGTTATCATTAGCAAAGTCATATCCTTTCTGGTTGACAGACTCCCACTTAACTCTAGTACCAGTATTGGCTCTGTTAAATATCTGTCGTACTCTGCTTGCTTTCTTGTCTGCTTTCTTAGCCATTATTCATATTCCTCTTCGTTTAAATAGGCTGCCCTTTTCTTATGTCTTGGTTTATCTTTCTCTGCCCACTCTCCATACTCTAGTTCATAAGCAACATCTTCCCAGTTGCCTGTTGCGATGCTGTTTTTCAGTATTGTGGTAGAGTCTTCTATGAAGTATGGACCAGCATTATGTGTTATATCTATCATAATAGTCCGCTGCCTTGGTGTAAGATCCTCCCATTTAGGGGCAGACGGAGAGGCGTTCTTACTATTAATGATCCTGTTGTAGGAAATCTTACTGCTTCTAACAGTCTTATCCATAAAGTATTCATTTAGCTTAGCTATATCCTTGTCAGTTAGCCGAACCTTTCTTTCGCCTTTATCGTTGTATATATAGTTCGGGTGACCCTTTGTTAATAGCCCATAGCCTCCATCAGTTGGGTGAGTAAGGCCATAACCATTTTCTGTTGCAGCGTAGGGCTTTAATTGAGCTAAGGCATCAGCTGAAAGCCCGATACTCTCTAGCTCTTCATAATATTGCCGTGAAATATCTATACCATGTCCTATAGTAAGGCCGCTACCTCTTTGTGGTACATAGCCTGAAGAGATGTCTCCATCAATAAGAGTACCCTCCCACTCTATAATCTTACCATAGTCATACTCAGCTTCTTGCCAGCCAATAGTTCTATCTTTTACGTTCATCTTATGCTGTTATCCAACTTTTTGCTTTTGGTTTGTGTTTATAGTACGAGCCATCTTTATTTTCGAGAATACCTTTTGGAGGATGAGCATACTTGCATGCATACGCAAGAGCATCGATCGTGTCATCATGTCCCATTCTCGGGCCAAAGGTTATAATCTCTCTTTGAAGATCATACATATCCTTCTTAATGTGTACCGCACCCACTGAAAACCTTTGAGCAAGAATCTCTTGGATCCGGTCACGTTTTGACATTCTGTTACCTGGCTTTTCAGCAGCGTACTTGACAGTGAAGTCGTTACGCCTACGCATTTCTGCCATAAGCGCTTGAAAAACTGGACGAGACATTGTAGTCTCTTCGATTGTAAAAAGGGAAGGGTGGAAGATGTTATTAAGCTCAAAGATGTGATCAACGATTCCTTTCTTGCCATCTCCTGGTATCCCGAGAACAGCGAGGCTACGCTTGCGTACATAGTTAAGAACATATATATTATTATCAGCATCAACCCCCACAGTAAGTAGAACGCTGAAGTCACTATCCCTACGAGCAGAATCAGTAGCGGGGTCGACACCCGTGAAAACATTGACGGGCTTGACGTCTCCTTCTCTTGTGTGTATGAATGATACTCCTGTTTCGTCATCATGTATAAAATCGCCCTCCCAGTACTTAATATGACTCCTAGTAAATATCGCATCCTCTTCGTTTTGTACCTCCATCATATATTCTTGGTAAAACTTCTGAGGTTGTCCAGAGTCTGTGTAAAACTTCTTCTTTCTCTCCATCTCTTCATGGCCGAACCATGATGGCCAGAGTGGAGTCCCTCCAGCCTGCAATGCTTTATAGGTAATCACTTTCCAGCTGAAGTCTTGTCCTTCTGCCTGAGATCTGTCGTAATTAACCAAGATGTTATTAATAAATGAGTCAAAGTGAACGGGAGTGCCATTAATGCGAAGCCTGCCCGTATGAGGCTCCAAAGCAGGGAACACAACAGCCGTAACAAGGTTACTGATTTTAGCTCTAGACTCAGGCGTAATGGTATTATTCTCGTCTTCAAAGTCATCAAGCACGATAAGATCGTACCTCTTATGTAATTTAGCTCCTCCACGTATCCCCGATAAGTTCGACTTAGAGATAAGCTTAGTGCCGTTCTTAAGTTCAATATCATCTTCTGTCCATTTTTTCCCTTTTAGGTCCCCAAAGTAATAACGTATTTTATCGTTGTACTCTATATGATACTTTATGTAGTCAAGGTTAGGTACGCTGATCTTGCTAGACGCTGCAACCCACCCATAAAAGAGTGGTTCTGTAGCAAAACAGAAATCATGCATAATACTGCATTTCGTAAGTACAGTCTTTCCATGACCTCTTGGTAGGATGATTGCAAGCTGGCGATAGTCTGGATTGTTAACAGCATCACCCACTTCATAGTGAAAGAAGGGGGTTTCAGACCGCATAAAGTCATCAGGCAGAAATAACTTGCCGTATGCGATAATGTCTTCTTTTGCGAGCTTGAGTTCTTCTTCTGCTTGCGAAACATTCCTAGTGTTAATATTAGCCATTAACGCCTTACTTCTGAAGGTGTTATGTCAAAATCCTCTGCTTGTTTCTTTATCTTGGCGCCTGCCTCTAGCTTGGCTGATTCTTTATCTGAACTCCATTTAGAGGCACTCTCTAGAAACTGATCAAAGTCTCCATGATAGGTATCGAAAAATAGGTCTCCAGCCTGTTCAAACCATTCTGGATCATCTTTTCTCGGCAGATCTACACGCTCTGTAAAGTATGAGCTAGACATAGCCCCCTTATACTGATCAAAGTTAAGATCTTTTACTAGACCTAAGTCCTTATCATGCTTGAACATCTTGCGTAGAAACTTGTGCGCCTTTCTATCATAAGACCCCTTTTCTTCAGGGGAAGCCTTTGTATTATAGTAAGATTCTGTGAACCATTTGCTCCCTTCATCTTGAGGTAGGGCATCAAATGCTTTATTCTGAGCAATTCTTGACTCAGCTTCTTGTGCAGTCTCGTCTGCATACTTTTCATACCTAGGCATTACTTATCTCCTTCTGGTAATTCTGGTCTCTGTGCTTCTTCTAGCTGTTCTGGCTTAAAGCCCTGGAATAGTGCTCCAGATACCTGTGTTATCTTGGTTTGGTTCTTATCTTCTAGATCTAGGATGTCAGATAACTTAAAAAGCGCCCTTAGGCGCACATCTTCTTTTTCAGCTGTCTGAGATACATCTCTTATATCTTTGAGGATCTCCTCGTTATCTATACCTAGCTTCTTTAGTACTGGTTTTAGTTCTTCTTTCACTTGCGTATGTATCCTCTCCAGTTTCATTAACCTGGCAGCCTTTTCTTTAGCATAGCCGATATTATTCGTTGGAAACGCCTTCAGGTATGCCTCTTCTAATGACATACCTGATACCAGGTATTGTACAAAAAGGACTTCATGCTTACTGTTTGTGGTCCGGTCCAAGACAATTTTTTCAGGATCTCTACCGCTGAAGGTATATATATTTTCCCTTCGGCTTGTATCCATCATGACGCTTGTTTTTACAGGGAATGATCCCGTACATGTACCCACGTAATGTCTGACCTTATTCCTAGTAAGCATTTTGCCCTTACGAAGTATTTGAACTATGCAGCCATCATCTGCCTTAACCCAATCTCCGATCTCGGAGTCCCGCCAGTCTTCTAAGAGGTTCTGTCGGATATCTCCAGGCACCTCATCGATGTCTTCGTAAACAAAATGCCACACTCTGTTTACTTTATATTTTCTCACATGCTCCCCTTTAGTGTCCTCGTCCTGACTTCTCCTTTGTATTCACTTTCGTGAATATCGGCAGTCGAAGTAGGACATCTATTAACCTGGTGCCGAAGGCGCCAGATAAAAGGTCTTTATGCTTCAGCTTTCTCTTTCACTTGTCTCAAGATGTCAAGTGTTGTAGTCCTATCATATTCACCATTAGCAATAGATGCAATGAAGTCTATCTCTTTATTAACCTCTTCCACTGTCTCTTCTATATATTCTATATCATCTAGGTCTTCATCATAAACAATAGTCAAGTTATAGACTTTCATACAACCTCCTTTACTTTTATTGCTATTTACTAGTAGTAGTTTACTAGGTCTTACAAATATGATGCAAGTATTTTTTTTAGCTGTAAATACCTGCTTTTTAAGGCTTTTAGAAATACCGACCAGCGAGTCTGTATCTGTGCATCGGATCCAAACTTCTTTTTCATATGTAGCTGTAGTTTAGACACATCTTTCCTCATCTCTACATACTCATTTAACAGTCCGGCTATATCATATACAGCCTGTTGGTTATTCTTGACTTGCAGCTCTAGTTGGTTTATATACTCCATCAGCTGCTTGTAAGTCACTTTCTTCTGTGGTTTTTTCTTCATCTTTCCAATATATGTGGTCATGTTCTACTTCACAATATACGGGGCATCTATAGTTAACTTCAAGCTTTTTTTGCCACTCTCCTAAGGCTATGAAACATAAGCATATGATCACTTTTTCCATAAACCTCTCGTAAATGCCCATACACCTATGTTGAGCATAGCTATAGTCAACACGAAAGGGTCATAACTACTTGCTAGTATCCCCCATACCCCTACTACTAGGTTTATCCATCTCACTGTCTCTCTGGTCATTTTCCACAATAGGGAGAAAGCTGTGAAGAATATGCTCTAATAGGTCTATTTTCTCTGTAAGTGCCCTATTTTCCTGGCATTTACGGCAGTATAGCTCTAATAGTCCTTGGCCCATATCTCGCCTTTAGATAGCTCATTACTTTCTCCTACAGTAGGAGCACTCCAATAGGCTCCGTCTGGAAAGGCAATTACTACTTGGTCTCCGTTATCAGCATCTTTAACGACGATAAATATATAGCCGAACTGACTATAACTGTAGCCCTTACTCATGTCTAGGGCAATCTTCCCTAGGGTTGGATCATCAGTGCTAATCTTATACCATCTGTCTAGATTGTCTTGCTGCGGATAAGTGAAATATAGGGCGAGAGCTAAGCTGGCTGCGCCTAGTAGATATATACATAGTCTCTCCACTAGCTTTCTCATAATATCTCCTTGTTTATATGGTAATATACAACAGCTAGACTATATATGCAAGTGATTTCTGTCACAAAAGCAGAAAAGCTTTCAAAAGTGTGCCATTTTAGTGCTTGGTGTTATTCACTAAGTGTACACCCTACTTAGGGGTTTTCACTATCGTTTTTTCGTTATTTATGATTTAGTTTTTTGCCTTTTGTAATAAGCCTCACTTAATATCTTAATAACAAGGAGAACATAACAATGATATCAAGAGGACGTGGTAACACTCCCTTCATCGACCTGAAAAGTCATGAGCGTTCTGGTATGCCTATATCTACACAGCTATCAGATGCTATTAAGGGTCAACTTTCTAGAGCTGTAAGAATGCTGCCAGCTGATGACATAATCAACCTTGAAATGGCTACTGCACATAATGTATGTGACTATGGTGATGACAAGGAGTCTAAATTGGCTGCTGCTCAACAAGCTTTGAAGGTACAAGGTCAACAACTCGCAGAAGTAAAGAAGTTGCTGAAGGAAGCCGGTGTTGAAACTGAGTAGTACTTAGAGAGCTCTGTCTTAGACATCTCTCTTTTTCCTGTGCTTGTGTACTGTATTACTAATATAACACTACATAAACACTACAATAAGGGCCTGATGCTTCCCTACAAGCAAATAGCATCAAAGAATTCCTAACAGGCTCATTATTATGAGTCTCAGCACTATCCATACAGTGGTCAACTGCTGAAGATACACCGCAAGGTAATCTGATGATATGTGAAAGGTCTATAACATTAAGATTATAGTTAAAGTGACAGCCTTTTAATGGTAACAGCATATCTCCCAGGTTATAATATATCAACCTTAAAATGGTGTATCGTTACTAGTAAGTCACACTTGGATTCTGCTATTAACAGTGGATGAAGGGAAAGTTACCCCATCTTAGCTTTCCCTTTCCAGATTTATTGACGCGAGCTTAATACATTAAACAGTAACATTCACACTAAATGAACCTTGAAAGGGGGATAGTACAAGTAACAATATGAGAGCAGCTAAGAGTCGTAAACATCAAAAGGTGCAAGCAAAGAAACAAATGAAGTCTTATTTAAAGAATCACAGCCTGACATCACGTAGTACATTTAATAGACGTGCTAGAGTTGTTATGTCTGCTATTCGATGTGATGAACCAGAGTTAGAGTACACCATTGTTGATGGTATAGTATGTACTTATATTTCTGAAACACTTGCTGGATGGGCAAGATAAATATGACCATTATTAAGGAGGGATTGAGCCCATCACTCACCCTCCACTAATTTATATTTGCTAGCGATGTTCAAGACAAGGCTGGAAACCATCTGAGATATGATGTGTTGGTCTGATACTCTTGAATACTTTAGGTATGTAGTACCGGAGAACTCTGATCAGGGGAGCTAGCATTAAATTGGTTAGGTAGATAACTTGAAGCTAATAGCCTTGATAGGGTTTAATGAGCGTGAGTGCCTAGGTAAGTTAAATCTTTCTTCTGCCTAA